ACCTTTCTCTTTGTTAGTTCTTTAACAACCTTTGTAGCTAAATCAATACATCCTTCTTTGTCCAGCTTCCACTTTTCTTCCCCTATAAAACCTTTCCTCTTTATGACAGGGTAGTAAGCACAAAGGATGGCCCAATCTCCTCTAAGCTGCTCATCCGAAAACTTTCCCGGATCATAATCTTTAGCAGAAGTTCCTCTAAACTTTATTAGCTTAATTTCCTCTGGGACCCAGCCTTGCTCACGCAATTGTGCCTCTCGCCTTTCCTTTAGGGGCAATTTTGCTCTACTCTTTATTCTTCCCAGTACCCCACGAAACCTGCTCATTTCTTTGTACCACTGCAAGGGTTTAAATTCTTCACTTTGCTTGACAATAGCTTTTGTTTCCTCACCAGGTCCCTCAGCTAGTGCTCTAAGTACCGAAGCAACCACGCCCTCCACGACAGGTTGTGGGGGAGCCGTACCGTCAACAAGGTCTTGTAGTCTAAAATCTTTTACCCCAATTGTGTTCGCCAAAGCCCAACCTCCACAGTGTGCCAAACCCATTAAGCTGTCAATAACAATTACCTTGTCTAAACGATCAAAGTCTTGAGGTGCTCGCCCCATCTTTGACAATTCATCAACGTGGTGTCTATTGCGTTTCAAAGTATCACGAAGTCTAATACAATCTTCCTGAAAAAGCTCGTCCTCTATTTCGGGAATTTCTGCACTTAGCTCATCAATAGCGAATTCAATGTTTTCCTTTATTGTTGGGGCGTGAGAGGCTAAGTTTTTAACGAGGTTATCAACCCGCTCATCAGAAAAAGCTTTTCCTAGGTGTGCTAACTCCGCATATTCATTCAAAATGCCCACAGTTTGGTGAAACTTATCAAGCTCCCCCACTCGTTCAGCGTATTTCTCAGCTTTCTTGTAAGCTTCTAAATACTTTGGATCAAAATCACCTAGTACTTTTTCAATTCGCGCAAACTTTCTTTCTGGGACCTTTGGTACTACTTCTTCAGGAACCTTTGGTACTTCTTCTACAACATAGAACCTCCCACCTTTCTCACCCGTGTAAACTTTTACCCCCTTAGGGGGTTCCTCACCGGGCTTTAAATACTCTCGTCTACCTTTGGGGGAAACCTGCAACATAATCAAACCAGCTAACTCTTCATCCAGAACTCCCTTTTCAACCTGCAGAACTTCTCCATATCTTCTAGCTATACCTAAAACTTGGTGAACTGTGTAGGGTTCTTTTCTAGCTCTATCAACATCCATAACACGAGGAACAATCCAGGCAAGCTTTCTACCTGGGATTAGCTCTTGAATCTGGACTGTTAAAATGTCTCTCTTGTTAGCAACTAGCTTGGTATTGAGCGTCTTCCCTAACACCAAATACTTCTTGCCGTTAAGCTCTCTGATTTCATTTTCAAACTTTCTGGCTAACGGTTGCTCTTTTCTGAGGAAATTTTTTGGGGGGAATGCCTGCTCTTTTACAAGCCTGTTCAACACTTCTAAAGCAGTCATCTCACAACCCTAGCCCAACGACGTAGTTGTAGGTTCCTTTCTTTTTAGTTTCTATTTTGTCAAGTACAAGCACCTTCACTTCCAGTGCAGTTTTTGTCTTTGCCAGCGCGTCCGTACCACCTTTCAAACTGTAATCGGCAGTCAAGTCTTTAGCCATTGCTCCCTCCGAGCCTTCTTGTTCAGCTGCCCACCTTACCGCACTCTTTAGCTCATCATAGTTGTGGACTATTCTTTTCCGAGTAATTTCAAAGTTCTTTGACCCCTTTAAGAACTTTGAATAAAACTCTTCAAGCAACTTCCTGCGTTCTTCAAAAGGTTTTTCTCCCACGCTTTCCTTCCAATACATAATGTCAAACACGGACACTAGCACAACATCGTTTGATTTAAGTTCTGGAACGTTAGCCAAGAGAGTAGCTAATTTTATTCTTGGTAGGGGTTTTCCACCCCTTTCTATACCTATGCTGGCATCCAAAATAAAATCATCAGGAATTCCCTCGAGCACCTTCTTTATGTCTTCATAACCGTGCTTATCAATATAACTGTGTTTAGCGTCTTCAAACCAGAGCCTAACTTCCTTACCTTTCTTCTCTACAATGCCCCTGTATCCATTTAACTTTTTTTCTGTTTGTACTGCTTCACCCTTATCAAACCTCTTCTTAGCCCAATTCTCATAGAGCTCCTTCGCTGAAGCAAATTCCGTGAAAAACAATAACTTAGGTTTTTGAGGCCAGAACTTCTTGAATGGTTCAAATCTACCCACGCTTTGTCCCCTTCTTCTGCTTTAGTACCTCAAAGTCTTGCTTTAACCCACACTTTGGACAAACCCAGCGATAACGGTAAGTATCATCAATCTTGTATTTCTCAGCAACCATTTGCGTTCCACACCTACACTTCAGTCTAGGTATTTCGGAGAAAACAAGGATACAGGGTTCTCTCATCCCCTTGAGCAAGTCCACATTTTCAACAACTCGTCTTTCTTTCACTGATACTCCTTACAACCTGTTCAGGGCCTTCCAAAATCTCAATGCCACCACCTTCAAACCGCTCCCTTCTCCTTCTTATTAAATCAAGGGGGGTAGGGAATTTCTTCTCAACCCCTTCATGATGCTTGAAGATGATTGCACAATTTGTCTCTTTAACCTCCTCAACTTCCCACCCTTCAAACATCTCCTTTACATCATTCAAACTCTCAAACTCGTGCACATGTTCTCCACACTGTCTCTTACCCAGCGGTATTAAATGAGCAGCAGACAATCTGGCAACTCTAAAAGAGGATTCAGCAATTTCCTGGGCATTATTTATGTGCTCCAGGGTGTGGGAACTAACAACGTTGTCAAACGTCCCTTCATCAAAGGGTAACCCTTTCTCTAAATCATACTCAAACACGTTGTGTCCCCGTGCGGTACAAATTAAGATGTTGTCCCTGTCATTGTCAATACCCGTTGCATCATAACCGCTTGATCTCAAAATGTCAAGAAATCTGCCCCTACCACTACCCAGTTCAAGAACCTCTTCCCCTATAACGTGTGGCAGCAGTGCAGCAGCATCATAAACAAAACACTCATCAACCTCCAACAAGTCATCAATGGAATATACTATAGGCTCTTGCTCTTTGTGCCTGAGCACGTTTGCTCTCTCAAGTTCCTTATCAGCTTTCTCTGTAGGTGTCCAACCAACCCTCCTCCTTTCCCTCTCCAGTTCCTCCTCTAATTCTTCCTTTCTTTCTTTTTCCTTTCCAGCTTCTTCTGCTCTCAGGTGTCGCAAATACCTCTCACGTGCTTCTTCAGCTTCCTCTGTTAATCTCTCCACGCGTCTCTTAGTCTTGTTTTTATCTTCAGTAACCTTCTTCAATCTTTCTTCAACAATCTTTAACTCTTCACCAGTTACGCCAGCCTTCTTAGCCCTGCCGAGTGCTGCTTCTGCTTCCTTAACCTTTCTTTCAAGCTCTGTGAGGTCACGTCCTGCTGCTGTTCTTTCAGCTCTCTTTCGCCTAGCTTCTGCTTCAGCTTCAGCTTCCTCCCTTGCTACCCTTATTCTCTCCTCTCTCTCCTCGGGGGTCTCTTTGATCCTTTCCTCTGCCCGCTTTGCTCTCTCAGCCTCCTCCCTATGCTCTTCTTCAACACTGGTCATAAACTTGCCCCCCAGCCACTTGTTAGCAAGATTAGCTGCTTCACTACCGCTTTCGGGCAATCTCTCCTCTTCATAAACGTGTCGAACAAACTCCCTAGCACTCCTCTCCTTATCAAAAGTTCCCCAAGCATCTTTATCTAAAGGTCCCACATGAAACTTTCCATCGGGAGCCTGAACAATTTGTAATTCAGCCTGAAACTTCTTCCCTGACATCTTGTTACTAAACACAGTCCTGGGTATTATATAACCGGTACCTTTTGGTTTTACCTCCCCTTCTACAACTGCAACCCCCTGTTCAACATACCAGGGAGCTGGTCTAGAACTGTGATAGCCAGGGAACCTCTCTTCCATGATAGCTTGAGCTTCCTCTTCCGAGGTCCATTCAGGGCCAAGCTCTTCTGGCCTCGGGTGAAACTTCTCTGCTATGGGTCGTGCAACACTGTAGGGAATGTGCTCCCTCGTCATAATCTTTTGAGTTTCCCTATCTATAAGATCTTCCTCGGTAATCTCACGAGCTTCCTTTTTAGCTCTTTCTCTTAATTCCCTTAACTCCCTCAGCTCCTCTTCACTTGGTTTTGTTCCTTCTGGTTTCTTCTCAGGTGCTTCTTTTGGTACTTCTTCCCCAATAAGTGTTTTTATTTTCTCTGCTAATTCAGGATGTGTTCTAGCTCTCATTCTCAATTCTGCAACGTGAGCATTGTAGGTAGCGATGTCCCGATGCTCCCTTTCAATAGGATGAAAGAAATCAAATCCCCAGTGTCGATGATAATCGGGATGCTCACTCATCTCCTTTTTTCTAGCCCCAGATCCAGGGCCTCCCTTTACTAACCTGTTCAATATTGCTAAAGCAGACTTTTCAATTTCTTTCGGGACCCCCCGAGCATAAGCTTTAGCTTCCTCTAGCGCTGCTCGAACTCGCTTTTCATATGCAGGGTGCCCTCTCAACCTTTCCTCTAATTCTGCAATGTGAGCCTTCAAAGTCTCAGGATCATTGTGGACTTGCTCAAGGGGATGAAAGAACCCCGCATCCTTGTTTTCTCCATACCCAGGGTGACGATGCAACAAGGGATTACCACTCTCGGTCTCAAAGTGTCTACCTGACCCGGGACCTCCTTTTACTAGCTGCATTAGTATTCCCAGATTACTCACTCTTACTACCCCCCAGTCTAGAAATTATGGTGTTACGTGTCCCGTAAACAGTCTTCTGAACAATATCTTTTAAACTTCTCCGCTGTTGCTTGTCCGCTGCGACTGCTTCAATGATTGTTAACAACCTTCCAACTAGGTGACTAAATTCCTCCTGGATCATTCGCATATCCGGAGTTATCTCAGAAAGTAACTCCCTTACCCTCTCCTTCCTAATCAATTCTGATTCCTTTTCCATGCTTTACTCCTCCTCAACAATGTAGCCTGACGGCAGTACGGCCTCTAACTCTTCATTCACAATGTCGTCAAACTCAGCAAGTGCTTCTTCTATAGCTCTCCTCATAAAACCCACCCCTTTTATTTCAGGCCACTCAGAAATTACTCTAAATATCAATCCCCCGTCCTTTGTTTGTATGGGGACCACCCTACAATTAACATAAGTTTTGTAGTGTGCTGGAACCTTTATTGTGTAACCACCTGGTGTCATTCTCTCGTGTTCTCCTACATAGATTGTTTGTTCCCCCGTTATTGGAGTTTTTGGTCTACCCTTCTCTATAACCCCCGTATAAGGAGTCTCATACCACAGCCTGAATCCATCAGAATAAACCTCAAACTTTCCGCTTCTTTTCAAATTACCCGTTCTAACTGGGCAATTGTGCACCACAAATGGAACATAATACTGTTCACTCTCTGTACTTAAATCATAAACTAACCCACTGTACTTTTCAACCGAAACCTTGAAAATCCGGGTCCAAATATATTGCTCTCCTACAATGTACTTATATGTTGTGTCCTTATCTAATGAAACCCACTTAATAGTCCAAGTGGGTAAACCATTCTTTGTCCCAAAACCAGTAGGGTTCGACATCATTATACAAGGTAAAACTCCAAACCCCGTTGCTAACTGAAACAACTGAAATGCAAGGGTGGGTGAAACTGTAGACAATACCCAAAACTTCTCTGTAACCCACCCATCTCCTCTTGCGTAGTGCTCTAAAAATTTACTAACACTCTCGGGAGTACTTTTCATTATTATCTCGGGGACCTTTTTCTCTCGTGCTCTTCTACCACAATTCTCACTTAACAATTGTGCAAGGTCCTTACTCCTTGCCCACAACCCTATGAAATGGCCAGAACTCCGGTCAAACTCCCTTAATCTTGTTGTTTTAGCTCCAAATTTATACAAAAGGGTTCTAATACGCTCAGCAACACCCATTTCATGTGGTCCAAAAGCAAAACCTACACCACCAGGGTCACTAGACCAACCCTCAGCAACATACCAACCAAACAACTCAGCAAGATCTTCTGAGACTTTCTCATTGTAAAACTTATAAATTGGTACTCCAATGAAGTGTTCTTTTGTTAGGTTACCAGCAGGGACCCACTCTGGCAATCTCCTAAACAAATGACTATGCGTTTTGAGGGGGCTCTTGCGAGTCAATACAAGATGTTCTGGAGTCAAGTAAACACCGAACTGTAAGTTGTGTGCTTGCACCCTAACAACAGGCCCCTCATAGTACTGAACTGTCTTGCTCAACACGTTCTCCTTACTCACCAGTCGTTCCCCCCCTGTTAACTCTTCAACTTTCTTAGGAGTAGGATTCACTAATACGAACGTGCCAGGTAATACACAATAACTCTGACTGAGTTCATATGCACGCTGTGCAACCCGTCCAATAGCCCTGTCAATTGCTGCATCAACTTGTTCATCACTGACCTCAGGAGGAACAACAATCTCAATATCTAAAAACACCTCTTCTTCAGCACTCGGCTCAGGCATTCTTGGCAGCTCTCCCCCTAGCCCATGCAAAATCTTCTGCTTCAAGCTTGCCTTTCTTGCGCTTTCTTTCTCTCAATGCTTCGTGGAAAGCACGCATGTACCCGTTGTCCCCAGCTTTCTCAATATTATACTTTGCTAAGGCACATAACTCATCTAATTTGGATTTCAAGGTTTGTGGGACGGTATCTACAACTTTCTTCTTTTCCCTGCCATAAGTTGGAGTAAACACCTCCCTTGTTGTTAAAACCTCATCCTTAGTTACAGAAACAGGCACATTAACTTTTTTTCTGCTTCTGGTTGTGGTCAAAACATCACCATTGTCAAACTTAGCAACCTCAGAACGTGACAAAGCAACGTCTACATCAACTGGCAATGCTTTCAGTCTCATTTCCTTTGGTTTTTTCAACTCCATAACCTGCCTAGAAGTTACAGTTGACATTTTGGCAACAAGACTCTTTAATTGTTCTAACCCGGTTCCCCGAGGGGGTAACTTCTCAGTTCCGAATCTAGCTTTATGTCGCTCACGCCTCTCCTCCTCGGTCCTTGGTTGTCCTAACCTTCTTTCATTCATCACCTTCCTCCTCATCATCTTTATCATCACCCCCACCCTTCCACTGAAGTTCTTCTTGCTTTATTTTTCTAGAATAAGTACCCTGGTGCGGCATGTCCCTCGGGTGCGGTGGATGTCCGTTGTGTTCATGCATTCCTTCTGGTGGCAAGTGTCTCCTTCTTTCCCCCCAACCCTTCATCTCCTCGGAACCTCCTACTGGAGGAGCCGCACCTTCAGAGGAAGCTTCAGGGGGGGTTGCCCCAGGAGCTCCGGGCGGTAAAATCATCTGAGATCTAGCTTCACCGCCAATCTCAAAATCAATATGGTCAAGACTTTTTACCCCAGGCCTCAATTTAACATTGAATCCCATTTCAAACAAAGTTCTCGCTGCATTAATTCTTCTCTGCATAAACTCTAATCTTGTTGCTTCTGCTTTCTCCTCTGGTTGTAACAAGGTAAAGTACCAGTCATTAACCCCACAAGCTTTTAACAACGCAGGAATAACCTTTTCAGTAAAAACTCTTTGATGAGATTCAACAACCCTGCTGGTAACTTGCAGCTCTTGAGTTTGTGCTGACAATCCTCCCATGGCACTGGGAACACTCACCCAAACGGGGGTAACCCCGTAGGTTGCAGAAATCCTGTCCCTAATTTCATTTCTAATCGGCAAATAATCCATTTCCTGAAGGGTGTGAAAGAGACGAACTAGGTCAGTTCTTCCTTGACCACCCTTTGTTGACACAGCTACCCACGGTACATAATCGGGGTTAGTTAACATTTGAGCTTCAATGTGTTCTCTTTCTCTTCTCAACCCTTCCGGGTCATCAGTAACAGTCATTATCATTGATGAGGGAACCTTTCTCTCAAAGAAGTACCTATAGAGTACGCGATCCATACCAACAATGGTCATAATTTTCTCGAAGATTGTTAACACTGCGGACCAGCCGTAGGTCTGGGAATCATTGTAATAGCTGGCGTGTATTATTTCATCCTCCAAGAGATAGTAAACTTTGCCTCTGTACAAATAAGTGTACATGACAGGTACCAAATCCAAATTACACTGTTCACACTTTCCCGGGTCGTTCGTCACAAAGTCTCGGTGCATAAGACAGGTAAAGTGAGATGATTTCGGCAAACCCGTTTGCATATTGATATCAAAAGACACTAGTGCAGGGTGTAAACGTGTAACTTCCACAACCTTTGAAAACACTTCGTTATTTACAACTGAATAATCTTTAACCAGTAGTAGAAAGCAGTCATCAGCTATGTTGATGTCATCTATAGCCATTCTAAAAACTTCTTCTAGGCTTTGTCCAAAAGAGTTACAGCTCTTCATTAATTTTTCTACCCTTTCAATTTCTGTTTCATCGGGCTTTCTCAAATCAGCAGAGCCGCATTTGTCACAAACCTCAACTGCTTCCTGAAACGTTGCACCACACTTTGCACACTTGAGTACAAACTTGGGAATCCAGTTGCTAAAACCTCTTCTAAACACTTCGTTCTTTAGAATGTTTATAACGTTCTTTAGCTCGGCAACCGAAAAAGCAATAGTGTAAAGATCCTGAATCATTTGGGAGCGATAAGCTAACTGCATCCGCACCCACTCGTGAACCAACATCTCTACACCAAAGCGAGACGTATAAGCTATGTTTCTACCTTCTAGCCTCTGCTTCATTAAATCAAGCAAACCGGTGCTCATGGACAGTTTGGTTTCCATTGCTGCTTGATCCCCAAGTTCAGGAACAAAGTCAACTAATTTCATTTCTTCCCCTTTATAAGCTCGTCAACCTCAACAACACCTATCAACTTTAAGATTGCATCAATTCCCATCTTCGCTAGTTGAACTTTGACGGGAACCTTGTCAGTCTTAACTGTTGGGGCTCCTTCTCTTTCTGTTACGGTATCAACATACTTGGACAAAATTCCGATACGATTAGCTTCTTCTAATAATGCCTCAAATGCACTATGAGGCAAGAGAGTTAATGCTTCACTGTCATCCGTAACTTCAGACCCGGGACCTAATGTTTCTAAACTAGGGTGCCACAAATCTAAAATCCTCCACACTCCCAAGTTTGAATCATACCTAACGGAATACTTCTTTGTACGCTGTTTCAGCGTCTTACCAACTGGAGATTCTTCTACCATTGTTCCTCCTCTACCAAACCGTTCTCCAAGTACCCCTAAAAACCGTTTGTCCAAGGGTAGGAATCGTCGGCTTGTTGCCCGTTACTATCCACTCTCCCTCACAAATTTTCCACTTATCACCACACTGTAAACACCATGCACTAGTAGCTTCCTCTTTACTGCATCTTCCACTATCATTAGAAAACTCTAGCGTTGCTTTACTTCCACACTTCGGACACGTGTCACTAGTATTATAAGATATTATCCCCAATTCAACCACTCTTGCCATATCGCCAACTAAGTAACTTTCCCCTTCCCCCTCCGGGTAGACCTCATCATGTGCTGCAACCGCTAACATTAAGCTTGTAAACGCGTCCCCATGACCGATGCTAGAATCAGGGGACCTTAAGCTGTTGTCAACTGACAACAACTGTGCAATAAATCTGTCATCCTGTAACAAACCAATTCGTCTCTGATTTACCCTTCTCTCCAACTTAGCTGCTAATTCACCTTTTGCTCTAGCTACAGCACCTGAACGAATACCAAAAGTCACAAAGCGACACTGGTATCTGGGTAACCCTCTTTCCTCCAACTCCCCCCTGGTGTTATCAATGTACAACAACCTCACGTTAAATGATTTCAAAGCTCCCGTGATGTAAGTAACTTGGTCAGTATAATCCATATCATCAAGGAAACTCTGATGAATTTGCTCTAGATGTCCTCCCTGCTTCAAAAGTAGTGTCAAGGAACTAGGATGTCTCTTCTTACCAACATCAAAACCACCAAAAACCTCACTCGCAACTTCCGGGGGTGAAAAGATGCTGTAATTCTTTAACGTGGGATCAATAACCTTGTCCAACTCACCCTTTAGAAAATAAGCTTCAGTAGTTATAGCAGGATACAACAAGTACTCAGCTCTAAAACTGTGTTCACCTGTTTCAATACGCTTCCTGTCCAACCATTCTCGTGGGTACTTAGTTTCCCACAGCACGTTATGCTCTTCATTTGGATTGAGTGCTGGCAACCAGTATGATATATACTCGGGGTTCTTGTACAAATTGTGTAGCAAATCCCCTGGTGCCATCGGAGTACCAACAACAACTAACATTCCATCTCTCTTTGGAATGTTTGCTAACTCCCTATAAAAATGGGATTCAACCTTTCGCAGTTGAACGTAAGTGAGAGGGTTAGAGGGGTCAGAAAGGACGTCGTCAGCTACTACTAAATCACAGTGGTAACCGCGTTTAGCTGAAAATATTCCACCAACATAAACTTGAGCTATACCACCCCCTTTTACTCTGTAGCGAGCAACTACCTCTGCTTCCGGTGCTAGATCAATCAACCACTCCCTTAATATCGGGTTCCGTCTAATAGCTCTCTTTATCTCTGCACAATGGAACCTTGCCTGCTCGTCTCTGTAGGATGTGTACATTATTGAACAATTTCCTAAAGTGATCATGAACCAGCAAGATAACGCGTAACCAAGCGAAACACTCTTAGAGTGCATACGTGGCAGAACTGCTAAAAATCTCTTACCTTCTCTCCAAGCCCTTTCCACTTCTTTTGCAAGCAGTTCAAGATACCAGGGCACTTCAAAGTTATCATAGGAGTACTTAAAAATGTCACGCAAAAAGTCAAGGAAAGTTCCAGTGTAGTGTGACTCTCCTGTGACTAGTTGGGCAAGCTCTTCAACTGCTTCCCCATACTCTAGGTTATCTTTAGGTTTCTGCATTTAGTGCATCCCTTAACCTTGTAGCTATTCTTTCTCTCACGGTAGCATCAGTTATCTCTTCACCAATAACCTGAGCTAAAAGGGAAATTAACTTTCTAGAAACTAAACCAGACACAATAGCTCTTTCCCCCTTAATCCCCCGATCGGCCAGCTCACCAGCTTCCCCTGCTGTCCTAGCATTGCGAGCTTCTAACTCACTTAGTCCTTTTTCTTGCATTTTCTTGTAAATGCTAATGTGCTTTTCTGCATCTTCTGAAACAACTGCTGTCAAATCGCTGAGAACTTTGCCCTGGCTAATAACGCTAGTTTCATTCCTCAGTTGCTCCCAGTGGTACCTTTGTACCCAGCCAGCTACTGTAGAGATAGGTAAGCCAGTAATCTCTGAAACCTCAGTAGACGACTTTCCCATAACGTACAGAGCAAGTGCTCTATTCTTTTCAGCTAGTGTGTGTCTCACTTTAAATCTCCCAATATGAGAACATTAGTTTATGGGGGAAAACTTGTCTGCGTCAATTCTGCGTTGTCTCACATACCCTTTTCGCAATTGCAATGTTCTATCCTAAACCTCTCTTAAGTTCTCTGTTATTCTACCCCCTTGGGGAAATCTTGAAAAGTCCACGTGTCCCACAAAGTGTTTGTCACTATAGCAAGAACACTCCGCAACCTTATAAATTGTGTTATAAGTTTCAATTCTCCTAAAGTTAACGCCTACAGCATCACGAGTACAATACCCAGAGTACGTGTCCCAGGGTAATGACTCTCCCTTGTGCCTAGAAATACACTCCGGCTCCTCTAGCCCTCGCCAAAACAGGCACCCCGTTGCATTACATAGCACTCTCATTTCCATTCTCCTTTATTATAGTTAAATTCTTTGCGGATTTCCACCAGCTTATCAACTTAGTCAACTCCGTCGCAATCTCTTCAAGCTCCTGATGAGAAAGTTCCAGCCTAAACACGTTCACAACTGCTTCAAAGTACTCGTGTATCAAAGTATCTAAATCAGCCCCCTTTTGCAAAACAATTTGTTTACTCCCCATGTTATAACAACTCCCATAACTTTCCTCCGTGGTGGTGATAGTTACTGGAACTATTTTCTTGTGGGTTTTAAATCTAATTCCGTACACCTTCCCTACTTCCCCATTGAACGGTTCTACCTGTTACCACAAACACTGTACACTTTCACAGCATACAAACCTCAAAAGCACAGTTCTCTTTAGAAAGCGGGGCACCAGGCCTGCTTCCTTCTCTAAACACAGAAATACTTTTGCACCCCAGTTCATGGGCTAACAAAATTATTTCCTTAACATCTTTTTCAGTTGCTGACTGAGGCAAATTCACAGTTTTACTAACTGCATTGTCAACATGCTTTTGAAATACAGCTTGCATTCTAACGTGGTCTGCTGGAGCTATCTCGTGCGCTGTTACTAATACGCTCGGGTCTACATCTAGATATTTGTTACAAAAGTGTAACTTTTTAGAGTTCAAAATCGTCTTCGTGTACTCCAACCCGTATAACGGTTCCAGACCACTGGAGCAATCAGCTAGGATACTAATACTACCAGTAGGTGCAATAGCTAGCAAAGTAGCATTTCGTCGTGCCTCCCTACCATTATTGCGTCGGAAACCTAAATAAACACCTTTTTCTTCTCCTAAACTTTTTGACGCCCCATTTGCCCTTTCCCACAAAAAGCTCATCAAAGAATCAGCCAGGTTGAAAGACTCCTCAGAACCGTAACGTACCCCAAGGGCAATAAGAGCATCAGCCCAACCCATTATTCCTAAGCCAATCTTACGTGTTCTGAGCGTTGCTGTTCTAATCTTGACATAAGGATAAACGTTAACGGTTATAACGTCATCTAAAAATCTTACAGCGGTTTCCACTATGGTTCCTAACTGTTCCCACTGAAAGGTTTTTGCTTTTTTATCAACAAATTTAGACACATCAATTGAGCCCAAGTTGCAGGATTCATTTGGTAAGAGCGGGATTTCCGAGCAATCCCTACTTATTAACCCCTCACACCAAAAAGACTTCTCGGGTTCTAGGTAAATGTCGAAGACTTCTTCAGCACTCGCTTCCCGTACACTTTTTACCCAGCCACCCTTTACTTCAGAAAAGTGCGAGTAGTCCTTACCCTTTACAGTCTCGGGTAACCTCCTCACAAAATATCTTTGCACCAAGGGGAACTGAAGTAATTCTTTTCGCAAACTAGCAATGTCGTTGCTATTAAATGCAACATAAGTACGTAGTAAGGAGGGGCTATACCCTAGTGAATTACACAAAAACAAAAGTTCCTTCAGTAATTGCT